TCCATTTTTTCTTCATCATCTACTGCCATATGAACCATTATCCAAATCCATTGGCCTTCTGTCATATTTTCTACGCTAGGGTCAGTAGGAAGTTTCTTAAAGCGATTAAGGACGGACCATTTAAATCGCTCAATTGGATTTTCCCTAGCGTTTTTTTTAGTTCGTCAAATGATTCTTGACTAACAGCACTTAAAAATGGGCTATTTTCACTTGTTAGTAAACTATATTCTACCATAAAATATTGAATTTCAGTATTATCTAAAGTAGAAAAAAACTCATCAAAAGAGTCAGCAAGATGTTTATTTAAATCGTCTTTATCTCTAAGTGAGCGATAAATAATTTGAGCTTGATGTACAATAGATTTATCATCTTCATCTTCAATATTTTTGCTTTTAATATAATCTTCAGCTTTAATAGAAGCATCAGTTATCTCATTGGAAGGTAAGATAACCAATGCAACTTTTTCTTCCGTACCTGGAAAATTAACTAGTTTACTATTTTTCTTTCCTTGTTTTAATCTCTGTAAGGTATTCATTATATATTCCTCCTATTATTTAAATTTTATCTTCACGACGATGAGCGGCACGAATTGAAATATGTTCTGCGATAACATCATTAAGTGCTCCTTCCTCATCAATCTGAGTAATTGAGCAGCCAGTGTAAACAATACGACGGTCAGGTTTAACAATTACAAATTCAAAGTTATCAATATCATAGAAAGTAATTCCATCTTGTAAAGCTGCTTGGTCAATATATGCTTTACTAATTTTTATTGTATATGCTTTTTTACCTGGAGTATAACCAACAGGGTCTATTTGACCGAAAGCATCAATTTCTTTATCTTCTTTTGTATAAGAAGTATTGTAGCTTTGAACTACAGCAACTTTTCTGCCATCTACTTCAAAAAATACGTCTCTACTACTAGGGAATGTTGCAGACATTTTTTAACCTCCTATTAGATAACTAAATATCCAGTTAAATTAATAATGTTAAGTGGACCAACTACATCATATTTAAAGTTAACATCGTTCACTAATGGATTAATTGGATTAATAACAATTTGAACATCAGTGCTAGTAACATTTTCAATATATTCCAAAGATTGGTAAGATAAAAGGCCAGTCATAACTTCAGATTTAACTGCATCACGAGTACTTTGGCTTTGTTTTGCTCTTTGGAATTTAGAAGATAATCTATTCCTTAAATCTTTAAAAATATAGTCTGAAATTCTTACTGTTGTAACTTCTTGCCAAGTATAATCTACAGCACCAATATTATTTTTTGTATAAGTAGTAATACAGCGAACAATTCTAATAACTCCATTTAAAGTTTGGAGAGGAATAACTCCATTATCAATAAGAGATTCCATTTCAGTAATTTTAAGCTTTTTAGATAAGCCATGAAATCCTTTTATTTCTACACCAGTCATTGGCATTGAAGGATTTTGTTCTGCAGCTAATTGTCCTGCAATTGCAGCAGCTGTATAGATTCCAGAAATTTCGTTTCCAAGAGAATCTAATGGATTAGGATATGCCGCAAGTATTCTATTAGAATTTAAAGCATTTGCATTACTATTTGCAGTTGCATTATCTGTTCCAACAGCAAAACCAATTACTGCAGTACGTTCTTTTCTATCTGCTGAAGCATTATTTATACTATCTTTAAGAGTAGAAAAAATTGTAGGGTTTACAGAATCAATAATAACAATATCAATTGCTTCTTCTAATTCACTAATAGCTAAAGCAGCAGCGTAATCTGGATTAGAAGAGTCACTATCATTAACTCGTACTACAATAAAATTAGTACCGCCATTTTCCATTGCTGTATCCATAAGTGTTATAATATTTGAATCACTACCATATTTTTCTTTTGCATCGTCAAAAGAAAAAGGTGCATATGCTTTATTTGTTAATTTAATATTAGTATCATCAGATGTACCAGAAGCAATAATGCCAATTACATATTGATTAGAGCTAATTGACTTTAAAGCTGCGCTAGCATCAACACTGGAATATACACCAGGAATCTTATTGCTTGCCATTTAATTCACCTCAATTATTATTTAAATTAATATCATTTGACATAAGGTCAAATATAGATTGATATTGTTGTAAAGCTCTAATTTTAATTTCAAAGAAAGAATGGAAATCATATGAAACAATATTAGGAATTAGATTATTATTTTTAATATCAGTATAAAAATAATCCAATGTTCCCATATTATCTTTTTTAATAATTCCACTATCTGTATAACAATTTAATGGAATTCCATCTTCTCCTATTTTTAAAATATCGTCTAGGATAGAGCACCATTTATGGATTTCTCCTCTTGTATTAGAGTATACATTTAATTGAACCGTATACTCTAAAAAAACACCCTCAATTTCATAAAGCTTATTTTCATCTATATCCACTTTTTCACCTAAAAAATTATTTAATGCAATAGATTTATTTTTTCTGTGAAGTAATTCTATTGACATAGCTGGCGAAATATAGGGCATGTGCTTATCCGAATAAGAAGAATAAACTGATACTGATTTATTATTGACAGTTTTACCTTCTATATTCTTGCTAAAATAATCAATTAAGGATATTAATACGTTATAATCCATAAACTCTATAATAGATTCTTTCATCATAAACCTCCTATATTAATCGCCCTATAGCTCTATCCATAATATCTGTAATATTATCTTCTTCATCTGCTAATGTTGTTCTCATATAACTACGAGCAGGCACTTGTTTATAACCATATTCATGTACTGCAGCATAAGGATTATCAGAAAATATAGTTACTTCCATATCATTCATTTCTTTAGCAATACTATCTTTCAAATTACCAAATAAAATTAAAGGGTCATCTCCTCCAACAGCAACTTTTACTCTTTTTCCTCCACCTAAAGACCTTCTTTTATATTTAGCAATTACTGAAGCTCTTTTTAATTTAGGCCAAGAACTATGATAATGACCAAATCTGTCTTTTATTTTTTTCTCTAAATAATTACCAATTTCATTTAAACCCTGTAATGCAGTAGGTTTAATTCCAGTTGATAATTTTTGAAAATAGAATGCAACTTCTCTATCACCTATAACTTTTACTTCAAACTGCATTATTTATCACCGGCCTTAAGCCAATCTCGACTTCTCCAATAAATTCACGATAGTATATAACTTCATACACTTTATTATTATCTAGCCTTTCAACTATATAATTAGTAATATCATCTAATACTAATCCAAGATTATCATTTATTTTGCATTTATAATCATGAATTCCCAATGTACCAATTTCTTTCCAATCTTCACTTTGTTTGAATGCATCTATTTCCCCTTTAGTTTCAATAACTATTTCCCATTCTTTAGGCCCATACCATTCTCTCAATAATTTATTGTAATTAGGTTGTTGGTCTAATGGTAATAATCTTTTAATTTGAATATCTGTGCCTAATATTCCTAAATTAATATCATGTATTTTTTTTATAATTCTATCATAATTTTTCTTTTTCAATGTCTATCACCATCCGGAGATTCTCCAAGCGGAGGATATGGAAGACAATAGTCTAAATTTTCCATTAAATTGTTAGCTCTCTTACCATACGCTTTAATAAATTTCTTCTTGAAAGCACTTTCTGCTTGTTTAAATAGCTTTAAATATTTATCAGATATTAAACTTTCATCAACAATTTTTTCTCCAGTACTAAATTTAATAAGTTCTGCTGTTTTAGAAGCCATTAATTTATAACATAATCCTTCAGCATATAAAAAGTATAAATCAACTTCTCTTTCGTCAATCTCTTCTGGCTTAAAATACCGATTATATGTTATTTTCAGAGTCCCAGAATCAACATTAGGTAAATCTTCTAAAATAACTTGAGTTAAATTATCAATGAAATTTAATTTTAAATTTTGTTCTTTTAATACAATTGACTTAACCTTAATTGAATCTGCAGGAATATCATAATATTCTTCTCCAACAATAAATGGAGTTTCAAATGTTTTAATAATATTTTTTAATCTGCTATAAACTGCTGCAGAATTATTTAAAATTGTTCTAAGCTCAGAATCTGTAATATTAGGGTCATCTAAATCATTATCACCTATTAGATTTCTAAGCTCCCTAAATAATACTTGGATTAACATTTAATCACCTCATTAAAAAAGTCCTGTATATATAATATACAGAACATTATCTTTTATCCTTATTTACTTGATGGTTTTTTTGTTTCCTTTTTTTCAACAACTACTTCTTTAACTTCCGGTTTTACTTGTTTAACTTTCTGAAATAAATCCTTTCTTCCTACAATAACTTTATTGTTAATAACTAATTCATCACCATATTTTTCAACTTGTTGTCCATTTCCAAGAATATATGGCATATTACCTAAATAAATTGCTTTATCTCCTTTATTTAATTCCATAATTTACCCCCTAATAAAAAAGGAGCAGTTAATTCTGCTCCTTTATTTCATTTATTAATTAATTAAGCAGTAAGATGAAGAGTTGCTAATGCTTCACCAACAGTGATTTTCATTGCTGCACGTTGACGAACTACGTAAGTCTCTTTATCATAGTTAGGGTCGTAAACTGGACCACGGAACATAGTTGGTACATAAACTTTATAAACTCCGAAAGTCATTTTCTTACCAATTACTGCTGTATTAACAGGCATGTTATTAGATTCAAAAACATCTAATCCACGAATCTTGCCAAGGAAACCAGTTTGTTGTAATTGGTCAGAACCATATAGGTTAGCATGAACGAAGTCATCAGTTTTAGCAAGGTAACCAAAAACATCTGGGCTTACTAGTAAGAAGTCAGGGCGGTAGTTTTTCTTCTTAACGTTTTGAATAGAATCAACAACGCCTTCAACGATAGCAGCGCCATAATCTTTAGCAGATAAAGTGCCTTTAGAAACATCAACATTACCAGCAGCTGCTCCATTAACCATTAGATTCATAAGAGATGCATCAATTTCACGAGCAATATCTTTAGCAAGGTTAGCAATAGCTCGAGCTACGATATTAAGGTTTCCAGCATTTTGAGCATCTTCAATTGCTTCTGCAGTAAGAACTGATTTTAATTTGTAACCAACAGCTTCAATTGTTACTGAGCTGTAAGAAGTTCTACCTTGGTGAATTTGTCCGCCTTCATCAACTTCAGTAGTTGTAACACCTGCTTCACGGTCATAAATTTCAACTGGAGTTTTTTCAACTGGGCCAGACATTGTTCCTACTTCATAGAAATTAGTAGCAATCATATCAGCATATACTTTTTGGATAAGTGCACCAGTAAATTTAGGTTGATTTAATGCTAATGTAGCATCTGTATATTGGTCAGTAGAAGCATCTTCTTGAATGCCAACTGATTTAAGGCTCTCATAATGTTCTAAAAGTTCTTTAGCAAATTCTTTAGTCATATCTATTTATTCCTCCTATTATTCAAAAAAATTAATATTTCATTACCAAGTCCATAAAGTCTTGGTCATCTTTCTTATTTTTTTCACTAGAATGACCTTTACCGGAAATATCAACACCAGTAGATTCTTTAATAACCATATTTAAGAATTCTACTTTTTCAGCAATTTTAGCATCAATTTCTTCAATTGATTCTAAAGTAGAAACTTCTTCTTTAATTTTAGCTTTTACAGAATCAGCAAATTTAAGTTCAGTAACTTTTTCTGCAATATGCTTTTCACGTTTTGCTTTTTCTTCAGCTAATTTAGCAGCCTCTTCAGCTTCTTTGATTTCTTGTAATTGTTTTTGAGCTTCTTTTAATTCTGCTTCCTTAGCATCAAAAGATTCTTTAAGCTCTTTATGTGTTTTTTCTGATTCATCAAGTTTGCCCTGAAGTTCAGTTTTATCACTAGTAAGATTATCTACAGATTCTTGTAATTCATTCACCTTAAGCTCTGATTCAAATACTGGCTTAAATTCAACTTTAAGGGATTCTACTAAATCCTTTCTATTTGCTTTAAGCTCTTCTAAAGTAATTTTTGAATAATCCATTTTGTCCTCCTCTATATCAACAATTTCTTCCTCTGCAATAGAGATAAAAACTCCGGAATTTTCGGCAGATTCTAAAATGTCTAACACTCTAGCACCTTTAACACCAGGATTAGTAACCAAATCTACACCATTCAATTCCATCTCTAGTACATCATTAACACTTCGGCCATCAATATTCATCTTTTTCATTTTTGCTTTAGAAGCTCTAATTGAAAGCCCTTCTACAAACTTACCGCGGATAAGTTCTTGTACGTCTTTTCCAACAGATGTATTAGCTATTTCTGCTTCAATGATAGCATTATTGCCTTCCATATACATATCGGTAATCTTACCTACTGTTGTTAAAGTTTTATTAGAAGTAAATCCATTAGGATGGTCTGCCATAACTGTTAATGGATAAGCACCATTAGCTTCAATAATACTTTTAACATTATTAACAGTACTTTCTACTAATGCTCCACTATATCTACGACCATTACCTGAAATACTGTCTTTAATCATTGCAATACCTTTAAATTTAAAAGGTTTATTATCTACATTTTCTTGAATAATATCAAACAAACTTATCACCTCATTCTGGAGAATTTTCCCAGCCACTTAAAAATGGAACTAATATACATCTACAACTAGAATGTAAAGGAGGAGGAGTTATATCTCCAATTGCATAAATACCAACACCAAAATCTCCACCTTCTGCTGCAGCTCTACAATCTTTACATAATTTTTCATCATTTACTTCTATCCATTTAGTCATTAATTTAGGTAAGTTATCTCTTTTAGCAACAATATATCTCATTAAAACTCCATGATTTAGAGCTCTATTAGATTCATTTTGTGCTGTTAATTTAGTTCTATAATTAATATTATTAAAGCTAGAATTAATATACTTACCAATAATAGCTCCATCCAATGCTGTATTAGTTGTAGAATTTTTATCTGTATTAATTTGTTTTTCAGCATTTCTACTATCTAAACGCTTATTGATAATATAGATACTTGACATATTTTTACCCAAATTACTTATTAAGTCATTGTGTTGACTATCAACTACATTCTCAGCATAATTTAATAGAGTATTTAAGACTGATGAATAATCGGGATTAGTTAAATCGGAGTTATATGGGTCAATTAACTCACGAGAGATTTGAAGGAATTTTTGACCAGTTTCTATTCCGACTTTATAATCATCTCTAATAAAGCCATCAACAAAAGTTTGTTGTTGAATTCTGTACTTATCCACAATAGGTTTTATTATTGTTTGAATAAAAGTTGGAATAACAGATATATTTAATCTTCCTGCTAAAAGAATTGCAGCAATAATTTCTTTATACATATCTTTGTTATTTTGCTCCATTTCTTTCATTCTCTTTTCTTCAATCTTTTTTCTTTTAGCCATAAATGATAATGCTTCATTTTGCATAGTATCTATTATACTAGCCATAATTATTCAACTCTCTTTAATTATTAAATGTAGTTTTTTGTGTGCCTTGCCCAGGATTTGTATCAGTTCTTTTTTGATATTTTATTTTTTCTTGACTGCTTTGAATTTGGCTTTGAGGGTCCATATTTGGATTAGAAAATTGAGCAGCATTAAAAGATAAGAAATCATATTTTTTCTGCTCTTC